ACCAACTCAGATCGACAACGCCTACGGCGTATCGCTTTCGCGTTACACCACCTACGCTGGCGACTTGCTGGTCTACATGCACCCCATGTTCCGTCAGGTTCCGACTATGGATAAAGAGATGATCATTCTGGATATGAGCGAAATTAAGTATCGCTGTATGCAGGGTCGTGACACTCAGCTTATCCGTGACATCCAAGCGCCAGACTTCGACGGCGTGAAGCATATGTACATGACAGACTGTGGCCTAGAAATGCTTCAGTCAAAGGTACATCACCGCATTAAGAATTGGACAGCCGTCACTTAAGAAGTGAGGACGAACCAATCTTAAAAACCTTGTAGGATGGGGCTGTAAGAAATTGCAGCCCCTTTCTCTTGGAGAAGACATGTCGACAGCAAACAAAAAGCAAGCGGCCAAATCAAAGGTCATAACAAAAAAAGCGAAAGAGGTCGGAGCCGCATCCCGACGTCGCCCCGAAACAATTTTGTACATTTCACGCAATGAAGAAATTCAGCCAATTTCTATCACTGTGGTTGGAGAAGAGATGCGTTCTCAGTGGTGCGCTGATCGTGAATACCTAACGTGGAATGTTCCGTCTCGGCTCTCAGAGCGTTTTGAGATGCACGAGTTTTTCGTGCAAGGCCGCATAATAAGGGATGAAGACTAATGGCAACCTACCGCTCTTACGACAGCGCGACCATCACAGGCACACTGCCTGCGAACGACGAGCCTCGTCACACTGACGAAGACGGCAAGTCGGTCGTTGGTGCGGTAGACCTACGTCAGTCTATCGACGCGACTACAACCAAAACGGCAGACGTCGCATGGCGTGAAGACGCGCAGGGGCGCGAGAAGCGTAACCGTTTCTCTGGCAACAACCCGCACCTCAACTCGCCATACTCCAACCTAGAAGCCTTGGTCATGCAGTCCCTTCGCCGCTACGGAGACATGCACCCCGGTACAGTCGATGGCGAAGTGATGATGATGTTCGTCGAGTTTGCCAATCTCGTCATCGAAGACTTGCGTGGTCATCCTTACTTCGACAACCCAGAAATAAACTATTACACTCACCCCTCCGAGGTCATGCCGATCCCTGACAACATCATGGTTAGCGGCTTGCTGTACCACTACGCGGTACAACAGCAGTCGAACAAGATCGAAGCCTACGGCCCGATGTATTTTAAAATGATGAACCGCGTGTTGTACCACCGCAAGTATGGCTCTGGCAAAATCGAAGTCAGCCCGTGGGATCGCGCACAGAAGCCGACAGGCTCTCAATCTTACGACATGGGGAGATAGAGGTTGTCTACGACTTATGCACCATCTGGCGTAAAGATTAAGGTTTATCCTTACGAAGACTTTCAAGGTATCGACGCATCGCGTGACATCGGTGCACTCGACACTGGCAAGAAACAGCACATGTTTCGGATGCAAGACGGCTACGCAGACTGGCGCGGCACGATGATCCGTGACCCCGGCGCAATCAGCCGAGCGGAGACTAACAAGTACATTAAGCACCTGAACTTTTTTGGGCGAGACTTAGCTGTTTGGGCGCAAATAGATGGTGGCGGCACATCTTTAAAATCAGAACGTGGCCACATTAAGCCAGAAGTTTATCCGCACGCGGCTCCAGTAACGTCGACCAACTTTAACAACAACGTAGTGTTTGCCAGCCGCGACTACGGCATGTACCAGTACGACGGTTTTAAGTGGTCTGACATCACAGCTAACAGTGACCCACGCCCTGCTTTTATTGTGTCGATCCAGAGAAGACTAGCCATCGCCGGTATGCCCGGTAAGCGCACAATCGTAGACTTTAGTCGTGTAGACAACGAAGCGATCTTTACTGCTGATGAGGACGCGGCGTCTTCGTCTGTTTTAAAAGCAGCAGACATAGACTTGGCAAACATCATCGGCACGGCAGACGAAATCAAAGGTCTGGGTGTTTTTGAAAGCACGCGACTAGCTGTGTTTACCAACGACAAAACCGTGGCATATGACCTTCATCCCGACTACACGCTTTGGCAAATCGTAGACAAAATGAATGTCAACGTCGGCTGCATCAGCCACAACACAATTAAAAACGCTGGCTCAGACTTAATGTTTTGTTCACGCGACGGCGTACACGCATTACGTCGCTCAGAAACAAACGGCGCAACACTCTATACAGTGCCTATGTCAAACAAGATCGACCTGACGTACCGCGACCTGTTGAGCAACGTAGATGACCACGAAACTATCAGCGCATTATTCGATCAAGACGAAGGCCAGTACCACGTTTTCTTCCCGTACTCAGAACAGATCACCAAGCGGCTAACCCTGTCCCTCAATCCTATGAAGGGCGGCGAAAGCAAATGGTCGACGGGCGAGTTTCTTAACGCATCATGCGGCAGGCAGCTTGGTGGCGTTACAATAGTCGGCACACCCGGCGGCATTTGGAACAGAAGCAACGTAGAAGACTTGGTAACCCACAGCCCTGAAATGGTGATCGACACTCCAATTCTTTGGCAAGGTGCGATCAACGACACCAAAGAGAGCTACAGCTTTATCTTACAGGCGACAGGCAAGGGCGAGCTACAAATTGAAGCATTTGACGAGCGAGGCCGCTACCTCTCTGCCATGCAGTTTCTTATCGAAGGCGACGGCGCAGAGAACAAGTTCCCAGACGTGCCGCTTAACAGGCAGTACGAGCGCAAGTTTGAACACAGATATAGGGGCGTTCAATTCCGTTTCACCACAAAAGGCAAAGGGCTGCTGAAAATAATCGGCTTCGCAGTCACAGTAAGGAGCTAGACAATGGCACGACTAAGACAGCAGCACCCACAGAATTATGTCAACAGTGGGAACATCCACACGGATTTTGAGAACGTCATTCGTTACCTCAATACATCCGAGCTAGGAGACAAGACCCTAGCCGAGTTGATGGCGACTATCTTCAACGAGGAAGGCGTGTTTGACGGCCCGATCCAAATGCGCCTCGACGCCACCGCAGGCATCCAATATCGCATTGGCCAATACTCTGGCGCGGAAACTGGCTGGGTCACAATCGCAGACGTCTCGACTTTCAGAGGCACAGCAGGCGCATCAGTCGGCAACGTCGAAGGACCGTTTTTCTTTAACCGCGCTGACGTGTTAGTCGGTGGCCCAATCGCTACACTTACCGTAACGGCAGGCGGTGCGAACTACGCGACTGTGCCGACAGTAACAATATCTGCGCCACAGGAGACGACAGGGACAACAGCAACCGCAACCGCGACACTGACAGCCGATGCAGTCACAGCAATCACAATTACGAACGCTGGCTCTGGATACACAGCAGCCCCAACCGTCACCATCACTGGCGGCAGCGGGTCGGGCGCGACAGCGACAGGCACAGTCGGCGCAGCCAATAGCGTCATTGGCTATTCGTTTGACCCTTCCACAGAGAACATTGTGGTCTACCGAAACGGCTTGCTTCTACACGACACGACTACAGCAAGCACGGCAGCGCAGTACAGCTACGACACAACCGCCAACACGATAACTCTTGCGACTACTAGCCCAGCCGTGGCTCTTGGCGACAAGGTCAGCGTGTACTCAATCCGAGCGCAGTCGGTCACGAACTTCCGTCGTGTCGATAACGAAATCTCTGGCTCGACTACACTGGTTTCGTTCGTCCACACCGACGACGAAAAAATCCTAGTCTGGCGNAACGGTATTTTGCAGCAACCGGGCGGTAGCGCAGACTACTTGTCGTCGTCCACGTCTGACACTATCACTTTCGTCGACACCTCAAACCAGCTTACAACTGGCGACAAGGTGACGATTATGACCGTCGAGAACCAGTCGCTCAAGACCGTGGCTGGAATGATGTTTGAAGACGAGTACACAAACGCATCTGGCTTTATAAACTTCGGGAAGCTGGCTGTACAAGACAACGAAATCCCGCAGTCTAAAGTCTCTGCGCTGGCGACAACGCTGACTAACAAAGCCAACCTTGTGTCTCAGTCTTCAACGCCGACTAGCCCTGCGACGGGCGACCTTTGGCTCGACACTTCTTTAGCTCCTGCAATCCTGAAATTCTATGAAGGAACGCAGTGGCTGGAGACATCTCCAGAAAGCTCACTGCCTACATTCGTGCAGACAAACGCAAACCAGTTTGTTCGCGTGAACGGTACAGGCACGGGCCTACAATATGGCGACATCGACTTCAGCTCTGTCGTTCCCAAGACCTACATGGGCGCGGCTAACGGCGTGGCAACGCTAGACAGTTCGGGTAACCTTCCTGTCACGCAGCTACCCGAAACCTTCTCAACTGTGTCGATCCCATTCTTCTCAGTCCACGAAGATAGCAGCGCAAGCATCGGCAATAAAACTTATTACTTGTCTCGCATATGGAAGCAGACAATCCGTATCGACGGGCTGGCATACAAACTTTCGTCTGGCACTTGCACGCTACAACTCTCAGTCGACGGCGTGGCAGTGGGCAGCACGTTCTCTGCGACTAGCAGCTTGCAGTCTGACAACATTGCGACAGTCATTGAGATCGACGGCACAGTCTCATCTAAACGAATTGAACTTATCGTGACGAACAACTCAAGTGGTCAAAGCCTTGAAGTTGTCGTAGCAGCCGCGACTGTGAACGTGTAGCATGACAAATTTTCCCGGTGTAAATTGGTCTACCTTTTTCCCGAAGAACGTCGGGGAGCGTCAGGAAAACTACGAGGCGGGTCAACAACGGCTCGCCGCGATCCGCGACTGGTATCGTTCGTTTGACAGTCCTAACCAATTATCACTGCCAGACAACTTTCGGCTCCCCGGCTTTTCAGAGTTTGGAGAAAACTTGGGCGGCGCTGCTTACGGGGCCGCAGAAATGTTGAACCCTTACAATAGTGTCGTAAGGGGAACGCAGGCTTATAACAAAGCAGCCGTGGGTACAGAGGATCGCGTTGGAGACGACGGCCAGTGGTATGAGGCTGATTTGACAGGGAAGCAGCGGTTTGACGCAGGCGTTGAAGCGCTAACTGAAGTGGCAGGAACGGCCATTCTTCCAGCAGCGGGTGGTGCGGCTGCGCTAAAATATGCAGCGGGGGCCAAGCCCGGCGAAGAGGTTGTTAGGGTCGCGTCAGACTTGTTGTCGAGCGGATTGGTTTTATCAAAAAGCGCACAAGATGTTAGTGGGGCTGCGACTAGAAAAGTGCTGGATCAATTTGCAGACGAAGGACGACCTGTCGACACAGGCAGACGTAACTTTGTGACCGCTATGGCAGCGACGCCAGTAGCTATGGCGACAGCAAAGCTCGGACGATTTGATGGAGCATTGTCAAAAATAACAGATAAACTAGGGGCGCTGAGCAGAGCTAGAAAATCTCTAGCTAACCAGCTTAAACTTAGCGACGCTTTTGATATAAAGTACCCCGATCCATTCCACAACAATCCCTTTGTACTTCCCGAAAATATAATCGACCCCATCTCTAATAAAGCTGGCGACACCGCTTGGTTCAAGCAACGTGACGATATGGTTGACCAAGTGGACGAAGTTAATGCGGCTGCGACCCAAGCCAGCAAAGATTTTACCCAGTCTATTATGGACGACCTGTCTCCAAAAGAGCTGGCCGAACTAGACAGTAAGATGCTGGACGAAGTGTATGACGGCTTAAGAGCAAATAACGATAATACGAGAACTGTTTACGGCCCCCAGCATAGGGATTTATCCCAAACGGGGGGTAGCGAGTTAGACCACGCGCCAATTCAAATACAGGTCAAACCATCCGATCCAGAGTTTGCCATCCAGCAACAGAAGGCGATGATAAAAGTAGCGAAGGCTCAGCTAAAAAACCCAGCGCGATCTAAGAGATCGCAAAGAATTATCAAGCAAGCCGAAGACGAGATTGAATGGATTAAGTCGACCATCCCCAAGCCGCTAACTAAAGCCGAGGAAGAGGCTAAACGGAGAATGGCAGAGGGAATAAGGGCGCAGGCTGAGAAGACGGAAAAAGCGCGCTTAGACAGCGAAAGACTGGCAATGCAAAAGGTGATGGATAAGCACGGTCTTACGCCTGAAGATTACGGCAAGTTGTCGATTGAAGATTTTTTTGATTAGGAGACAGAGCTATGGCTAACTATAATCGACCTCAACGAAAATTAAATATGGACATGCGTGGCCTAAGCCGATCACTAGGTCAGCCCTTGCCGCCACCGCTGGAGCCTGAAGCAACGCTTATGGAAAGCAAGCGTCGGTTCAACAACAACATGGCACTAAAATACATAGCGCAAAACCCCGCCGCTGCTATGCCCCAAGGCTACCGCGCAGGCGCAAGAATGGAACCCTACCGCGTCAACAACTACTACACGAACGACATGTCTTTGGCAG